TACGACTCTCAATTTGAGGAGTTCGTCCTTGGTTAGTTCGCGGTCTAAGTAGTCGAAAACATCGACAATTCTTGCAAATCCAAGGAAAGTTTTCTTGTCGATAGTTCTAAGACCGAAGAGCCCCCTATACACAATCTGATTGTCGATGTTATAGTCTATGCAGAAAGCCCATCGTCCCTTGAACAGCATCGAGTTGAAGATGATGACCTTTCCGCAGTTGATTTGATCAATTATGGCCATCGTGATTGTTTCTCCCTCTTCTTCTTTTCTTCGGGATCCATTTCTCTAACAAAGCCCTTGTCCGACGCCAGCTCACCCAGCCCTCCCATGGTAGTCTCACCACCACCTGCAGCAGGACTTCCGAGAGAGCCAAACATATCTTTGAATAATGTCATTTCTGTGTATGATCTATTAAGCTCTTCGAGTTTAGAGCCCATCCATGCACCCGTCTTGAGAGCGTCAGTTGTCAAGTCCATGAGTTTCTTATTGTAGCCATCAACATCCTTTTTATCATTTTTCATTTTAGCATTTATGAGATAGTTGATAGCTATTCTGAAAGCCTCTGGCTTGAATTTATTAGGATCGACTGTGCCGTTTTTTACAGCCTGCTGATAGGCCCAATTAAACTCCGTCTGAGTCTGCATCTTTTCTTGTGGGCCATACTTATCCCAAGCAGAAGCAGCAATAATCTTCTCAGTAAATCCATTCAAGAAGCGATTGAATTTGTCACTCTGGGTCATGATGTCAGCTCTATACTTATCAGCTACGTCGAATAACTCTTCAGACTTGATTCTTTCGTATTTGAACTCATTCCAGTCGTCGCCATTGAGAATAGTCTCGCCAATGGTTTTATATGATAGAGCCTTCAATCCCTTTAGCTTGGCAAAGTAGGCTTCCGTCTTAGCTTTTATCATTGAACCGTCTTCAAATCGGAGAACGAAGCCTTCTAGATCCTCTTTTGTATTCTTCTGGAAATCAGCTAATTCCTCAAAGTTCTTGAAAGCATAGGTCTTTGGAGTTTCTAGACCAAGATTCTTAGCCAAATCCTGCGTATGATCAAATCTCATCATCTCTGATGTTTTGAGATCCCTAACTCCGTGGAGGAATAGAGCACTTTGTTTACCATATCCAACTACAACTCGATATTTAGGATCGATAAGCTCAAGAATCATTGACTTGCCGTTCTTAAGCTGTTGCTTCATATCCTCATAACGACCAGTTCGTCTAGCAAGATTAGCAGCTGTTTCAATGAATCCCTTATCATCTGGATCCAGCTGAGCTCTAGTACCGAATCTAATGCTATCGTTATATTTGTCATAGAAAGTCTGAATAAGAATACCATCAACCTTCTCTGAACCCAAGAAAGATTGAGTACCCATTTTTTTAGCTAAGTTTGGGAGGTTTCCGTCCAAATATTCGTTCATATTAAAGAACTTCTCATATGGGAAAGAAATCACATCTCCCGTTGCAGTATCAAATGTGATTCCTCGACACATTCTCATCTGAAGTGACCACTTCGGCTTGCGTGATTGATCCATTTCTTTGTTAATTGAGTTGAAAAAGAAGTTGTCGGCATAATTCAGCGTTACGTAGTGACCGTCCTTAGTGAAGGAAACATTCACATAATTCGATAGCTTATCGCCAGACTCTGAATTGAACTCATGGTCAGTCAATCCAAAATACTTCGAAAGGACTTCTCTATTTGATGTATTAGTGAAGTCCCTGAACTTGGCTCGATCTGTAAGACCGTGATCACCAAGAAATTTTACGAATGACTGTAGCTTTTCCTTGCCAGAATTGAGCGCAGCCTGCCGGTCCTTGGCCGATAGATTGAAATAGTTATCAGACGTCTTCATCATCCTCGTATTAGTCGTCTCTGGAGGTGCTTTCTCTGCTGGCTGAAGCACTTCCTTGCGAGGAGTGATTGCAGGTACTTCCTCGATTTTCTTTATGCGGGGATGAGGGACGTAATCGGGTTTCTTAGTACGGTGTTTCTGTTCTGTATAGAAATATTGAAAAGTGCCATCTGGACGCATGACACGACGAATATATTTATGTCCTGGGCGTTCTTCGCCCTTTTTAGCTTTCAAAATAATGTTCATCTATCTCTCGTCAGACCTCGGCAATTTAGTTTCTAAATTAGGAACATTTATCATTCTTTCGTGCTGATTTGAAGACATTTGAACCTTTTTCTGATATGAATGTGAGAGGACCCCGCATAGCTTCGAACAGCACTCTTATGGGCTTTGAAGCAACCTTGACTATGAAAGAATAGAAGATACCTATTTCGTATCTGTCACGTCTATCTATATTGCCCTTAGGTGCGGGCAGAACGAACATTCTGCGCTGTCTAGCATCCATTGGTTAAACCACCTTGTTCTTAGTAAACGTAGCTCCATCATCGCTCAACGTAGCCGTGGCCAATACTGTGTTATCCATCTTGTGCATTGTTTCCAGAGTTGAAGTTGCAGTTCTCTTACCTGCGAGATACTGAAAGATGAAAGCGAGTCTTTCTTGCAGTGAAGAGTTCAAATCAGGAACAGCTTCTAATTCTCCCATTACTTTGTCGTCAAATGCTATAACTTCTCCGTTTGAAACCTGAACGGCCTCCTCAATCCATGGGCCACCTGGAGGTGCAGAAACTTCAGCCATGTAAAGACTCTCTAATGTATCGCTATCAGCATATTCGGTGAGCGAGATTTTACAATTCGCATTTTCTGTATTAACCCACTGCACAGCAGTAAAATCCCAATATTGACCGGTCTTGTTTTTCAATCTAGCGTAAATGGCACTACCTTTAGTCGTCCGAACAAAGAATAACATTTCACCCTCTCACTGCCTCGATAACTCGATCTGCAGTCACAAAAACTTTGGGATCATACTTCAATCCATCCCAAATTGCAAATTGTTGTTCTCGTAAATACTTTCTAGCTTTCAACAGATTTTTGTTTTCTCTATATCCGAATATATTAGGATCTGATATTCCCCAGATAACGACTCCCGGCTCCTTGCCCACCACATGAGCCAAATGAGGTAGAAAATTGTCAACTGAAATCCAAGTATAACAATTCGGATCTAGCAAAAGTTCTCCCACCACTTTTAATGGAAGCCCGACTCTAAAATCTTCAGTTAATTGTTTCTCTCCAGCCACTCCAATCTGTATGATGTCCCAATCATCCTTAAGCCCTTCAATTACTTGCGGCCAATAAGGGTAATTCTTTGGATTGTATGACTTATCCCTTAATTCCCTTGACCACGGACTAATCAAGATATAGTTTTTCATAAGCCTTCAACATGCTCCTTTTCCAGTTGTACTTTGTCATCCATTCATATATTCCAGTTTCTCTAACTCCGAATCCAGCTGCAGCTCCAAGAGGTAAACAAACAACATTTGGAAGACCCTGAAATACTTCGCCCCAAACACAGAATAGAACCAGAGTCTTACATCGCTTTAAAAGTTCTGGAATGATATTAACAAACATGAGATGATCGCCAAGACCATGAGAAAGAGCTATCATCTTATAACCCCACTTTGTCATCTCATTTCTGAAGATACCTTCATCATGCTCCCAGAGAGTAACATCCTTTTCTGTTCTAATCCCACCCTCGGGATTGCGGTAATGCCATGTAACTGCTGACCTGTCGACCAGAAGCTTATAGCCCGCCAAGAACATTCTATGAGTAAATATTGTTTCCTCTCTATGAGCAACCTTGGAGAGTTCCAAGCAATAATCAACTATGTTTGTACGATATAAGAAAGAGCTATAGAGATGCTCAACTTCATAAATACCCGTGCCAACTGCCCACTGTAAATTAGGAAGAAGATTTACCTCTAGAAGTCTTGTTCCATAGCGTTCTGATTTAGCTTGACCTCCAGGTGTCACAACCGAACCTGCAACTGCACCAACTCCCTCTTTCATGTGAGAAAGAAGTTTTTCTAGAACATCTGGTTGAGCAACCGTATCATCATCAAGACGCCACACATACTTGAAATCTGAAGTATTAGCCTGCTGATGAGCGTAATGTTGACCAACCCCAGATGTAAATTTTACTTCCCATTTTATACCAACTTCGTCTAATGTACTGAAGAAATATTGATATATCGGGTTTGTCCTTAAGTCTATGTGTTCTCCATCATCATAAATTATGAGCTTGTCTGGTTTTACAGTTTGTGATATTACAGATTGAATTGCAAGAGGCAGTGTTGTAAAATATCTGCCCTTTGTAGGAATCATGCATAAAACATTACCAGCGGCTTTTTTCTGATATTTATTTGCTAAAATCTCTGTGTTTCTTTGAGCTATTGCTAAATGTTCGGGATTATCATGAAGAGTCCCCTCACCAAGATGATAGATAGGAACAGACCCTGCATTTGTTAGACCATCTGGAGTCCTGCCCGCCAAATGACCTACAACAGCTATCTCATATCCTTCTTCTTCAGCTCTGATGCAGAAATCAGTGTCTTCTCCTGCACCCTCCAAGAAAGCCTCGTCTAGCAAACCAATCTTTTCAAAGACTTCCCGCTTTATCATTGCACAGAAGAAAACAATGAAATATTTTCCTACACATGGACTGAAGTTCTTGAGCGGACCAGCAATTCCGACAGCTGGATTTTTAAACTGCTCTAGATGCATGTTTATTAAAGCATCTTTTTCTTGTTCTAATAGATGCGCATCATTATTAAGAAGCAAGACATAGTCGCCGTGAGCAACCTTTATTCCTTCATTGTACGCTTTCGGGAAACCCAGCGGATTATCAAACCAAAGAAGCTTAAAAGGCTCGCCCAGGCTTTTAACATATTCTCTAGTTCCATCTGTACATCCATTAGCAACTACGATCACCTCTTTATCATCTAAATCAACGTATTTTATAATAGACTCTAGACAAGGTTTCAAATAATCGTCTAAATGATTCAACGTTCCAACGATAATTGAAACCCTTTTCTTGTACTTCTTTACAAGAAGTTCTAGATTACCCTTGAACGTTTTGCCCCAGTCTTCAACGAGTGATTTATCATTTACTGTTACTTCGCCTCTATGATAAATAGGAACAGAACCGACGATTTGACCTTTGTCGTGTTCGTGTCCAGTCATTTCACCAGCAATAGCAATTTTGTAACCCGCATCTTGAGCTCGTATGCAGAAATCTATATCATCTGAGCTACCCTGACCGAATGATTCGTCCAAATATCCGATCTTTTCAATGACTTCCTTTTTAATCATAGCACAAAAGAAAATTATGAATTCTCTACTGAGCTCTTTATTCATCGACTTTATGGGACCGACAATACCAACCTTCGGGTCATTAAATGCGATAAGATGCATATTTAGTAAAGTATCTGCGTTTTGTTCTAATAGAACTATATCGTTATTAAGCAGCAATATATAATCATACTTAGCTGCTTTCATTCCTTCATTATAAGCTCTAGTAGCACCTAGAGGTTCGTCGAACCAAAGAAGCTTAAAGGGTTCGCCTAAACTTTCAACATATTCCCTCGTACCGTCAGTACAACCGTTAGCAACGACGATGACTTCTCGATTGCTAGTATTAAGATTACAATATTTTTTGATAGATTCGATACAGGGTTTTAAACAATCATCTAGATGATTATATGTTGCAATGACAATTGAGCAAGACGTTCTACCTTCAATCTTCTTCTGAACCTCTTGATACCATTTTGAATTGTAGCGCTTGCCAAGATTGAAAGTGTTCTTTGTGAGGATTTCACTAACATTTTTCATGCTTCTGATTGTGATACCAAAACGATGAAAGACGGGAGGTGTGACCATCTTTAATGTGTAACCAGCTCGTTCTGCCTTGATGCATATATCTACATCTTCACACGTGCCGTCGGCAAATAAGACATCGAATCTACCGAGTTCATCAAAGAGCGACTTACGCATCATTGTGCAATAGAATTTTATGTAATTTGCATCTGCATATTCATTATAGCAAAACTCAGGACCGACAACACCAACCTTCGGGTCCTTCTCGAATTCAGCTATAAGCATATCGATTACGCCTTCTTTTAGGAAGAAGCAATCGTTGTTGAGAAATAGGAGGTATTCACCTGTAGCTATTTCTGAGGCTGCATTAACCGGAATAGCGAAACCTGGTTTGTCAAACCAGACAAGTTTGAAGTTTGAGCCTAGACTCTCTACATATTGGCGAGTCCCATCTATACAACCATTCGCGGCAATAATAACTTCAACATCGTCAAAGTTTACATACTTTTTTAATGCCTCGCAGCAAGGTTTTAAGCAATCCTCTAAGTGATTGTAGGTTGCAATTATTATGCTAACTTTCATAGTTTTGTTTAGCTCCTCTCATTCCTCTTGCTTTAATCCAAGCTCTGAATTCTAGTTCTAATTCTTTAAATTGCTCTCTTGAAAGCCATTCAGTATCGATGTTGCATCCACCTGTTCCGTCTTTTGAAACCTGAAAATAGTTACTATAGTCATATGACATACCAGTGATTCCATACCACTCTGGATGCTCAGCTACTTCTGTCCCCGGGTAGGGAGTAAAGTTCGATACAAAGTACTGATCTGGATCGGCTGCCTCTATGAATCTTTTTGTTTC